TCATTTTCCGATTTGTTTTTCAAGTTGAGTAATACGCTCTTTGAGCATGGCGATAGTTTCTGATTTGGATTTGAGGGCATCGTTTAGAGTAGTGATTGTATCCACAAGACCATTTATACGCGCTATGTCCTCTGAGTTGTCTTCTTTTCTTATTAGCATTTCACCGTTGCCCCTTAGCAGCCACTCAGCAGAGATTTCAGGATATGCCTGAAGAATGCTTACAACTGTTTCGATACTGATACCTCTAAGACCCTTAATCTGGTTATCAAGGGTCTTTTGAGGTATTCCGCTTCTTATGGCAAGTGCGCGAATCGACATGCCGCTATATGCAACGATTTCCTTTAGACGGGTAAGAATGTCCATATTACCTAAATGTTAATAATTCTAAAAATTAGCCCAAACGAGCCTACATAATTTGCATTATTAGCTCAAATGGGCTAACTTTGCATCATCTTCAATCAAACACTACAAAATTAGCGAATTTGATTGAGATGAGCAAGAACATAATCAACAAAATATAAGCAAGATGACCCCAAACGAGACTAAACTCCAAAACCTCCGCAACTACCTTGATACCCTCATCGGGGAGTATCGGGAGGCAATTTCATCATCCGTCCGCGAGATGGAGAAGTTCAATATCTCTCCCGAAGATTTCCGCAAAGAGTCCGTCAGCCTCAACGTAGCCGCCTTTACCCTCGGCTATCTCAATCTGGCAAAAGAGGTATCCGAAAAATCGGACTACAAAACAACCGAGAATTATATCCGCTTCCACAAGCATCAGATTGAAACCAAAGCGATCGGCGAGGCTGGCGTAATCACTCTTGCCCAGAACGCCACAATCTCGGCTCTCTCTACCATCATCACCCTCTACCTTGATAAGTAAAGTCAAACCAATAACCCCAACAAAGTATGGCAAATTTAACCCCTTACTGCTACAAAGCACTCAATGCAGAGTCTTACAACGCTCTCGCCGCTCAGGTTGTAACTTCAACCATCAACGCATCATTCTTCCCCAAACTCTTCACCATTGTAGTAACTCCCCAAGAGGGAGAGGAAGAAGCCTTTAGGGAGATTGGCAAGTTCATCGACACCGAGGGTCTGAGTTTCCACATCAACCCCATCATCCTCCACGATGAGTGCCAGGGAGAAATCATCGACGACGAAGTAACACCGTCCTGCATCCTCCAATCCATCATCCACAAGTTGCTTGAAGAGAAAGCACACGACAAAGAGGTTGCGACCAGTCTACAGACTCGTCTTGATGCCTGCGAAGATAATCTCAACTCGGTTCGCAAGGACAAAGAAAGCTACTACAAATGGTGGCAGGAAGAGGTCTCCAAGCGAACCCGTCTGGAAGAGAGCGTTAAAGCCTTCCGCACCCTGCTCAACGCGGTAGTTGAGTAACCCCGCCAAAGTCAAACCAACCTATAAGGCCGGTTGAGTTGCAAATCAACCGAAAGGCGCAAGCCTTGGAGAATGTGGTGTAACGGTAGCACAAGAAGGAACCGAAGGTGCAGGTTCGAATCCTGCCATTCTCGCAACCAAAGAAGAGTACCTTGACAAGTCTGAAATTCCGCTGAGATGGCTGGACGGGAGACCGCCGGAACATCAGCGATGAGTGGTAGCCGATAAAGAAGCATTCGAGTATGCCGAGAGGTGAAAGACACTTTGAGACGGGTCGGTGCCACGGTAAGAAAGAACCATCCGAGCTTATGCCGAACAATGACGGATGGCGGGTTGAGTCGTGTCCGCCCGTGGCAAATGGACCGGTTATTAACGATTATCCCCGGTTGGAGTAAGCAACTATGATTTTTACGCGAAACAACCGGCAAATATATCAGAACGGTGTAGCTCAATTGGTAGAGCAACGAGGTATGATAATCCGTAGGTCGGCGGTTCAAGTCCGCCCACCGTTCCTAACTCAAATTCTACGAATATGGATAAGACTATTAAAGTAGCCACTCTCGGCATAGCTGAAGAGCTTAGAAATATGGAGATAGGCGATGTCGTTCAGTTTCCTGTCCCCAAGTATAATTACAATTCAATTCGCACTTCTCCCGGCACCACACTTGTAGCCGAAACAATGGAGGGTCGAAAGTGGAAAACCAAAAAGGACATTGACAATAAATGTGTCCTTGTTACAAGAACCGCGTAAGCCTATGGGAAGATGTCTTGTAACTTCGGTCAACCCTGCGGAGATCATGCTTGAGAATATATTTCGCGTCATGGAGCGTGAGACATTCTGCAAAGATACGGCTGCAAAAATCGTTGGCGGTGTAAAGAAGTTAGAGGACTTGATTGCCGCCGGCGAAATTGATGCTGAAAAGGGATGCAACGCCCAGAACAGCAAATGGAAATGCAATGCTGCACAAGTTCTGCGACATTGCCGGAATATGAGAAACAAATGAACTTACCACATAGTAGCCCGTGAGGGTGTTTTTCATTATAAGAATCAATAGATTGCCTTGAGTGCCCGTGAGGGTCGTGGCATCATCTTTAATCAAACCCCGATAGCCGAGCGGGTAATCTCGGCCACTTGGTCGGTAAAGTTCACGTGTTGGAGGCGTGAGGAGCGAAATAACCGATGGAGCCATCGGCCCTCATGGGTTCGATTCCCATACCGGCCACACCCCAAATTAGAATAATATCATTAACGCCGGATGGTCTGTGAAGATAGTCCGGTTTTTTCACATGAGAGACTGACATTTGGTGAGTGTCCCCCGGGTTGAACCGGGCGTAGGTGAATAATCGCGGCCGCTAAATAGCCTACAAGCAGGTTCGACTCCTGCTCTCTCAACTACATCATCAAAACACATCATCAAAATGGATAAGCCAACAATCTCCAAGCGCATCAGCGCCGGAACTCGCGTCTATTACATCGACGCGCACAACGACCGCAAAGGTCAGCCGTATATTTCCATTTCGGAAATACCTACCGACAAATCGCCAGGCAAAAAGAAAAGGCAGTGTATCTTCCTCCATGCAGAGAACGTGGACCAATTCGCCCAGGCATTTGCCGAGGTTGCAAACCATATTAAAAATGACACTCAAGGATGACCCGATTGTTCTTCTCGGCTGGAGTTGCCCGTATTGTGGTTCTCCAACAAAACTCGTTGACGACACGGAAATCTACGGGCGATCATACGGTACCAAGTGCTATCTCTGCAAACCGTGTGGAGTGTGGGTCGGCTGTCATAAGAACTCGGACAAAGCACTCGGCCGAGTCGCAAACAAAGAACTGCGACAACTGAAGCATCAGGCTCACGAGGCTTTTGACCCCATCTGGAAAGACGGCTATCTTCCACGCACTGCCGCTTATGAGGTCTTGTCCGTTGCTTTCGGACTCCCGATAGAGCAAACTCACATAGGAATGTTCGATGAGGATATGTGCCGGAAAGTAATCTCATTGTCAAACACAATTCTTAAATACATCAGAGAAGATGGCTAAACAAATAACACGCGGCAAGTTTCTCCTTATAGAATGTACCGCTGGTGAGCTGATGAATGCTGTCGGCTCCGACATCTGCATCTGCGATTGGTGTGGCAGACCATACCTCCCCTCTGATAAAGGGGTCTACATTGCAGTCCATAATCATTGGTATTGTAAGGAGTGCTTTTATGAATGGGCGGCACAAGCCACCTGGTATCCCCAAGATGCCGATGTTGAGCGTAAGAATTTCAGCTTCTATGCTCCTCGTCTCGGAGTCAAATGTCAGTAAATGTTAAGGCGTAAAAATGGCGGGCAATGCGTTTGTGTAACTCGCTAAAAATGACTAACTTTACTGTATATCAGAAACAATGATATTAAAAGTCAAACCAATAAAAACCTACCTATATGGCAAAGGAAAAACAACCAAAAGTTGAGCAAGACCAAGAGGTCAACGATGCTCAGATGAAAACCGAGGCAGAGGCTAAGGCAATCATCGAAAACAACCTCCGCTTCTACTCGCAAGGATGCGAGGTTCCGGCAGACGCGCTCAAACCAATCAGAGCAGGCCGACTCAAAGGGATGTCCGATGTGAATCCGATGTGGCGCATGAAGAGAATGACCGAGATTTTCGGTCCTGTCGGATTCGGCTGGAAATACGAAATTGTAAAGCAGTGGACTGAGACCTACGGAAACGAGGTCAAGTGTTTCTGCGTTGTCAATCTCTTTGTCCGCGATCCCGAAACAAAAGAGTGGAGTGAGCCTATACCCGGCAGTGGAGGTTCTGCCATCGTATCAATGGAGAGCAAGGGTGCTTATGTGAATGATGAGGGCTACAAGATGGCTCTTACCGATGCACTCTCAATCGCCATGAAGCCGCTCGGAATCGGAGGCAATATCTGGTATGGTCCCAAAGCGTCAGGGCATAATGAGAGCAAGTATGAGGCATCCACAAGAGAAGATGCCAATCAGAACCAACATCCTCAGCAAAGTCAAGGCACCTCAGCGATGGCGTTCACCGGCGCACAGCTCAACCAAGCCATTCAGGAAATGAACGCAACCACCACTGAGGCAGAATTTCAGGCTTGCTGGCAGAAATGGGCACAAATATCTCCTGCGTTGACAAGCAATGGCACTGACTTCTACAAAGCCGCGTGTGCAAAAATCAACGCTATCAAAAATCCCTCCGCAAAATGATGCAGTTCAAACAATCCCCTGTAATCTTCGACGAGGATAGCCACAGCTATCAACTCGACGGCAAGAGATTGCTCGGCATCACGGGACTTATACACTCAATCCTCGGATTGGGTGTATATCCCGATGCAAGTGAGCACGTCAAAGATTTCATCATTCCAAGAGCCGGAAGTCGCGGCACCGCCGTTCACCATGCCATTCAGACCTATGACCAACTCGGTATCAAGCAGACTACTCAGATAGTCCACACTCGCTACGGATGCCGGGAGCGTGATAACATTTCCTATGTTGATGAGACGTGGGATGTGAGTTCAGAACTTGAGGCATATATCCGACACCTCAACGGGTTCAAACCTCTTGCCAACGAGTTAACTGTTTCCGACAATGTGCGCTACGCCTCGCAGATAGACAATGTTTGGCAGTACGAGAAAACGGGTGGTATATGGCTTGTCGATACCAAGACTAACAACATCAAACTCTATCCGCTTTGCGGCTACTACAACGCCAACTATTTCAATAGCGGTGAAGATGCCCTCAAAGAATACCTCTCCTGGCAGCTCTCAATCTACGCAGAGTTATTTGAGGCAGAGAACCCCGGACTAAAGGTGGAGGGGCTGGCTTGCAACTGGCTGAAAGCCGATGCCGATGCGTTCTGGGTTATAGAGCGCAAGCCATCGGAGTTGGTTCAGGAACTCCTTAAAACCACCTATTTTTTCAGCGACAATGGGCCGGTCTATTTCCATCCCGATTTGTCGATGTTCGGCATCGGCTCGACTCTCCCTGCCGAAGTCAAAGAGCAAACTCCGATAGTTGCCCCCGATGTAGTGGATTATTTCACAAGACTTCTGAAAACATATAAGGATGCAGAGGCGAAACTTGAAGAGGCTAAAACAGCATTGAGAGCCGCCATGACCGAGCATAAAGTGAAGTCTTTTGATTTTGGCACATTCAGTGCCACAATCGGAGCCGACAGCGTTTCAACCTCCTTTGACACCAAAACATTCAAAAAGGATCATCCCGAACTATACAAGAAATATGCCTCATCAAAAGCCAAAAAGGGCAGTTTCACAATAAAACTCAAAGACAATGATTAAATTTTCAGCAACAAACGCCCTGGTTCACTCGGTTACTCCGGTGATTGAGATTGAGTCCAGATCCGGCGGTCAGCCGTTCTGCAAACGAGAGCTCATCATTGATGACTCTTGGGATAAGGATGGCAAGCATTATGCCAACTTCGTTTCAATCGAGTTCACCGGCGACAAGATGGCTCAACTTGACAGTGTCTATCCCGGTATGCGTGTGAACGTGGATGGACTTCTGAGCGGCCGAGAGTATAACAACCGCATCTACAACTCCGTCAGGGGTCAGTCGGTTTCTCCTTATCAGGCTCAACAGCAGAGCGCGCCCGCCCCGGCCCCCATGCCTATCGGTTATCCTCAGCAACCGCAGTATCAGCAGGCTCCCGGCTATCAAGCAGCTCCCATGCCTGGTGGCTATCCTCAACAGCCTGCCGCTCCTGCTTATCCACAGCAACCTCAACAGTATGCACCACAACCCGCGCCGGCGGCCGCGCCCGTGGCGGCTCCGGCACAGCAGCCATACAGTCAACCATCCTCGCCGGGTGTGAATGACCTACCGTTTCCCCACTGATGGAAGCCAATCTCACCAAACGTAACGGAGTAGTGACAATGGATAAGACTTTTGACCTTATGTGTTCACTACTCCGTAACGGAGAATATGTGGTCAAGATAGTACGAAAGACTCAACCTCGTACCATATCCCAGAACTCATTGATGTGGATGTGGTACAAGTGTATGGAAGAGGCTACGGGAACTCCCAAAGAGGACTTTCACGACTACTATAAGGCCAAGTATCTGAGCCGTGATGTTGTTGTCGGTAAAAGGTGGTATCGGGTCCCCGGCAGTACAACCGACCTCAACACCTTGCAGATGACAAACTATCTGGAAAAGGTCAAAGCGGATGCCGCCACGGAATTTGGCATCATGCTCCCACTCCCCGAAGATAGGAACTATCAAACGTTCATATCGGAATACAGAATAAGATAACTCGTCGGACAGTCTTAATGACCGCCCGGCTTTTTTATTAACAATTTCAAAAAAATGGAAACCTCAGACATCCGAATTAAAAAAGCCAAACTGAGTAAGGGAGGCTGTATCGAGGCATCCTACATTGATGCCGATGGCAACGAGATTACCCTCAAAGGTAAGAACAAATGCCACAATGACCTCAAGGTTGCACTCGCCGCTCTGGTCCCATACTTTGCCGACCTTACCGAGCAGAAGGAAGCGGACAACATCAACTGGGACAATCTTGAAAGTGCCGAGAATGTTGACCTCCTCCGCAAGCTCGATGTAACGGGTCTCAGCATCGGTGGTGATGACAACAACCGCATCATCACCATGACCGGCAGACGAACCCTCATCACCTCACGGATTCTCAACCTCAACTCTCCTGGCGTGGAGATGGAATCCGAGACATTTGAGTGGGAACACATCGACGAGTTCGACTTGGCGGTGCAAAACCTCATCTATGAGGTCAAGGAGTATATTGTGAACCGCAAGTGGGAGGTAGTTCAGGCTACCCTCTTTGATGGAGATCCCGATGACCCCTTTGCGGGAGCCGAGCCAACAAATGACGCTCCACCTGTTGAACAGCCTGCCGAAAATGTAGCGTAAGAATGAAACCAATATATATTACCGAAACGCCCAACACTTTCCGCCTCTCCTTTGACTACCACAAAGACCTCGTCTCGACCATTAAGCGTGTGCCGAGCAGTCCGAGATGGGATGCCCAGGAAAAGGAGTGGATCGTGAAAAAGGAAAGTATCTGCTATCCTCCCGGGCGTGATGCTCGGTGGTATGTAGAGGCTTTCGCTCAATGGGCAGTTGCCAAACGCTTTTGTTCTAACATCTCAAGGCGTAGCGAGACCCACGATGTAGTGTATGAGATTCCGCCGATGAAAAACTTCTCCGGCGAACATTATATGCTGCTCAATCCATACGAGTATCAGTTGGAGGGTGTGCGCTACGCCTTGGATCATCAGCGTTGCATCTTCGGAGACCAGCCCGGCTTGGGCAAGACTCTTCAGGCGATATGCTCTGTTGTCAAAGCGCACAAGGAGGCTAATATCTATGGCGACACATTCCCGGTCCTGGTTATATGTCCTGCGGCTCTCAAAGTCAATTGGCAACGAGAGTTCAAGAAGTTTGCCGGAATCAATGCCGTTATCCTCGATGACAAGAACCGCGACAGTTGGGAGAGACTTTATGAGTTGAGGCGAGGTGACGGAGACCCCTATGCTCCGGTGTTCATCACCAACTATGAGAGCCTTAAAAAGTTCTTTGTTGTTGATGTCAAAGACCACGCCCGAATGACCCTCCGCTCCATCGTGTTTGATGATCGCATCAAGCTGTTCAAGTCAATCATCATTGACGAGAGCCACAAATGCAAGTCAAGCAAGACGCAACAGTCAAAGTATGTCGAGGGTATCTGCAAGGGTAAAAAATGGATATTCGCCCTAACGGGTACGCCTGTTGTCAATAACAACACCGACCTTATCCAGCAGCTCAAAATCCTCGGCAGGCTTGATGACTTCGGAGGCTATAAGCAGTTTGTCGGCCGTTTCTGCGACGGTCCCAAACAATCCTCCAATCTCCGAGAGCTGAATTACCGCCTATGGATGTGCTGTTTCTTTCGCAGAGAGAAAGCAAAGGTGTTGACCCAACTCCCCGACAAGATGCGGCAGTATATCACCTGCGACATCACCAACCGCAAAGAGTATGACGATGCCGAGAATGATGTTATCAAATATCTCCGTCAGTATAAGAATGCGAGTGATGACAGAGTGGCACGCGCCATGAGAGGTCAGGTGATGGTAAAGATGGGCATCCTCAAACAGATTGCGGCGAGAGGAAAAATCAAAGCCGTCTCCGAGTTTATCCATGATGTCATAGACGGAGGGGAAAAACTCATCATGTTCGCATATCTGAAAGAGGTTGTCGAGGCTCTGAAAAAAGAGTTTCCCGATGCCGTAACAGTTACGGGTTCCGATGACATCAAAGCAAAGCAGAATGCCGTTGACCGGTTCCAGAACGACCCTGAATGCAAGCTCATAATCCTCAACTACAAGTCCGGCGGTACTGGACTGACACTGACGGCTGCAAGCCGTGTCGGATTTATCGAGTTCCCCTGGACCTATTCGGATTGCGAGCAAGCAGAGGATCGCGCCCATCGCAACGGACAAAAGAACGCTGTGAACTGCTACTACTTCCTCGGAGATAAGACCATCGACCGCTATATGTATCAGGTCATTCAGACAAAGAAAGACATAGCCAACGAGGTTACGGGTACCACCACCCAAATTGAAGAGGACATGCTCAACATCACAATGAACCTGTTCCAAGACAGAATATGAAAAAGAGATACAAACTACTTGAAAAGAATGGCAAGGTTCATATTCTACATTGGGTTACTGATGGGGTGCTCTTCGGGCCCGACTGGGAGAGCATAGCGACATTTGACAAACAAGACTCTAATCTGGAAAGATGCAAGACAATAATACGGCTTATGAACGAGTGCGACAAGCACACAGACCACCCTAACGATGACAGAACAAGAAATAACAAAAACTGAGCAAGGTTACTCGGAATCCAAGATACAGCATATTTGTGTGAATTGGTTCCGGCAGACTTTTCCTCATGTCGGCAATCTTCTCTTTGCCGTACCTAACGGCGGATGGCGCGGCGCCCGTGCCGGCGCACAGATGGTATATGAGGGACAAGTCAAAGGTGTTGCCGACATTATCCTGCTTTATCCGTCAGGCGGGAAATCGAGCCTTTGTATTGAGATGAAAGTTCCAAAGAAAAAAGGTAGTAGTGCCGGGACACAGTCTACCGCTCAAAAGGAGTGGCAGGCTCTCGTTGAGCAATATGGCAGCACCTATGTAGTGTGCCACGGACTCATTGAGTTTATACAGGCTGTTTGCTCCTATCTTCAAATCAACTCTCAAAAGTATATTACTGAAGCTCTCAATAAGTATCCACTTTATCGATGAACTATATTGAATTAATTAACCGCTTTTGGCAGGAGGTCGAGATGAAGGATTTTCTTCCCTCGGAGGCTTGCGTATATTTCAGATTGCTGGATATATGCAACAAGTTAGGATGGCAAAATCCGTTCTCCCTCTCCAACTCACGGGCAGTCGCGCTGATGGCGATGAATGAAAAGACCTTTCGTGCTATCAGAGACAAGCTCGGCGGGCGCGGCTTAATAGAGTTCAAGAAAGGGAAAAAGAGGGAGAGCGCACCGATGTATTGTTTCCCGGAAAAGACTGAAAATGGATGGGTTTTTCCTTGGGGGAATTTTTTGGAGGTAAAAAATACCGTAAACACTACCGCAAACACGCCCGTTAACACGCCCGCATATAATAAAACTAAAACTAAAACAAATAAATCTCCTAACGGAGATGGCGCGGCGCCAATCCAAACGGAAATCTCATTGTTTGCGGAGGAAGAGAAACGAGCGGCCCGGAAAAAGCCTAAGGCATCAAAAGACCCACCACCGCCGCCGACACTCGAAGAGGTTCTGCAATATTTCCTCAGCCGAGATGCCGACAAGAGGCTGGAGAATTGGGAAGAGTCCGCCCGACGATTCTACGACAATTTCAATGCAGTTGACTGGAGAGACAAGTACAACCGCCGGATCATCCATTGGGACAGTCGGGCCAACTCTTGGATTCTTGATGATGAGAAACGACAAAAAGAAAGGATAACACCAAATGAAAGTGAGCAAGGAGATAAATTTTCGGGACGTCGAGGGACTGAGCCGACTGCTACAAGCCGAAAAGGTTTCAAGGGAACGCTTTAGTCTTGAAATTTCCGAAAGAGACTGCGCCAACGCTATCATGTCCGCCATGAAAGCGGAGGTTGAATATCGCGGAGGGGTTTTCAAATGTGATGAAGACACTCGCGCCCATATCCTCACCGCCGCTCAATGGCTCGTCAATCCGGAATCCACTCCAGGTCTATTGTTGTGCGGATTGTGTGGTAACGGCAAAACAACTCTTGCAAAGGCTATCGCCTGGCTTATCGGTTATCTCACGGAACGTGAGGAAGGTTACTCCAAGCGCAAGAGGATGTTGCTTTACACGGCAAAAAACATCTGCCGGCTATGTGCCGCAAGCGAGAAGTTCAAGGAGCAGTACGATGAATATGGCAGGCTGTTTACTGAGCCGATGATGATAATAGACGACCTTGGAGAAGAGCCGAAAGAGGTGATGGTCTATGGGATGATTCACACTCCCATCATTGACATCATCAGTGAGCGTTATGCTGCTCAACGAATGACCATCATCACAACCAACCTTGAGGTTGACGCTCTCAAAGAGAAATATGGCGATCGCATCATTGACCGGTTCCGGGAAATGCTAACCTCAATCATTTTCACTAATGACTCATACCGAACCCGAAAAAATAGTAATTAGGTGGACCACAAAAGACGAGAATGCTATTGCCGCCATCCGCAAGCGGTTCAATATGCCGAGTTACACCACGCTTAACGGCTGGAGCCCTGTTGAGGTGAAGCCGGAAGACAAGGATATATTTGAAGAGTGCGCCCGGCGCGGATTCTTTGGTATAATGCCGCAAAAATAACTAAAAAATGGTGAACAATATATTTTCATATCTCGTAATTAATGGCTATCTTTACAGTATAATTAATTAAAAGTCAAACCAATAAACCCAACTATGGAAATAAGACAAATTCCACTTTCATTGGTGTCTCCATCACCGATGAACCCTCGCAAAACATTTGACGAGGATGAGCTGCAAGAGTTGGCTGACAACATCGAGAAGCAGGGTTTACTCCAGCCAATCACCGTTAGGCCCATTGCAGACAAGACGAAGTTTGCCGTAGTAGATGGCAATGCCGACTTCCACCCCGAGTATGAAATCATTTGCGGAGAGCGCCGTTTCCGTGCTTTCAGCAAACTCTACGACAGATGGAGTGAAAGGAATCTCACTGATTCCAATGGTGAGCCTATCAACAACTTCTCTGAAATTTCCGCCATTGTGCGAGAGATGGACGATGACGAGGCATTTGAAGCGATGATCACCGAGAATCTTCAGCGCAAAGATGTTGACCCCATTGAAGAGGCTTTCGCTTTTGACCAACTCATTCAAAAGGGTAAAACCGCTGAAGAGGTTGCTGTCCGCTTTGGCAAATCCATCCGATTTGTTCAGGATCGCGTAAAACTCAACAACCTCATTCCGGAACTCATGCTTGCCGTCAAAGATGACAAGATGAGCATTTCGGCGGCAATGCTCATCGCCAAACTCGACGATGAGGACCAACGGAGATTTTATTCAGTTTACTCCAATCACTATCAAGGCTATTCAAAGTCAAACGCTCAGAACTTTGTCAATGACCTGTTCATGACAATAGAGCAGTCGCTATGGTATAAGAGCGACAATCAGGCTGACGAGGATTTTGAAGGAGGTTGTGGTCGTAAATGTTCCGAGTGTCAATACAACACCTCCAATCACGGTTGTCTGTTCTGGGAAATGAAAAGTCAGGATGCCGGGCGATGCACTGACCGGACCCAATTCCAAGCAAAGACATTGGCTTATATGCTCCGAGAGATTGACCTCATCGGCGACAATCTCGTGAAAGCTGGTGAGCCGCTTGAATTTGGCAAAACCGTTCTCTGCATAAGAGAGAACTATGTCAGTGATAACTCTGACATCAGACAACTAATCACCCTGCTCAAAGAGAAAATCGCTGAACGTGGCTATGAAGTTGTTGATCCCGACAAAGTATTCCAAAGCCGTTGCTTCTATGACCTTGATGACGAGAGAACCCAAGACTTCCTCAAAACTGGTCAGGCTTATCGTTGTTTCAACCTCATGGATTGGCGGTCTCCCAACCTCCAGCATGAGCGATGGTATGTGAAAAAAGTATAATCGGCAAAACGAAAAGTGCAATTTAGCAAAATCAAAAGTACCGCTTTAGTACCGCTAAAAAAATCGCCTAATCGTTTGATATAGTTTACATTGCGACCAATTTTCCGAAATTCCGTTAAAAAAATTAGCGGTACAACTCTAAAAAGTTAGTACCGCAAAACAAGTATTGATTTTCAGACACTTACAAAAGCGGTACAAACCCCCAAAAAACGAAAAGTACATTTTTTGAGTTGGAGTGCGAAACGGACTAAAAATGCCGTTTTATGTGGTTAAGCCTTGTTTAATCAGCGTTTTAGAAATAGTCCCCTCCTCGGTTTTGCTATTCAGGCAATAATTGCGCTGCTAAATTGTTCCACGGCCAAATTTGCCCGGTTTCGGGACTGAAAAAGCGCGGCGGCATCGGTTGAGATTGCCGCCGCGCTCCGCTGTGGTTGCCGCGTTTGTTGTAGGTATGTGGTTGGCGTCCTATTCGGTTTTAAGATAGCTCAGATAGGTTCTGTAACCTATGCCGTAGACCGGGAGAATGAACCTGCGCCAAACGCTTTTGTGGCACTTGGCGAGATTGCCCTCCTCGTAATGCTTTGCGGCCAGTTTCTTGACCGCCTGTATTCTGCGTTTGGTGTTCTCGTGCATTGTGTCTGTATTTTATTCGGTTAATGCGCTTACGATTGCGCCAATACCCTTGCCACGGATAGGCAGCGCGACAAAACGCTTGTCAAAGCCCACGATTGTGGCGCGTTCGCCTGGGTCATCCTCTTTGGAATACATATAGATTTCGCCGTCCGCTTTCATCACCTCCCCGGCATAGAACGCCACGGACGCGAACTGCGCGTTTGCAGGCTTTACGGCGTTGAACGCCACTTTTGTAAGTGCGCCGTCCTTGACAGAATATACGGGCATCTGCGCGAATGAATAAAAACCGAATCCGGCGAACTGAAACGGTTTGCCGTCCTTGATGTTGGTGAGGTTCTTGAACAGTTCCGTGTCCTGCAAAAGCAGGTCGGTGACATGTTTCGGGTGCAACACAATGTAGCGGTCGGTCAGCGGTATGTCTGCGTCATCGAAACGCTCTTTAAGGGCGAGAATGTCGGCGAATGTCAGACGCTTGCGCCCGGCGGTGGCGAGTCCGCTTGTATGAATTACCGGAGTGTCGGTCGTGTCGGCGGTTGGCGCATAAGCGTGTATCGCTTTCATCGCCACGCTTTTGCGGAGTGTGGCGCGGTGCTGACTGATTACGCTTTCGAGCTTGTCATAGCTGTACTCGATAGCCTCGGGGCGGCGCACAAGCGTGTTTTCGGTCTCGAACTTGTCAAGCACGATTTCATTGTCATCGTCCTCGCGCTCGACCGTCTTAATAGGATATGTCGTGTTGTTAATCAACACTTTGGGGTCTATTCCCGCGCTTGCAATGTGCAGACGGTCATTTTCCACAAAGCCGGAAAAATCCTTTGCTTTCTGCAAAAAGCTGTCATCGGGGTAAAAACCCTCCATTATCTGGTTAATCCAGACTTCTTTGTTTAATGCCATTCAGCGTTTTGGGGGTTGGTGGTTTTTATTGGTTTCTTTTTCTCTGTTCTCGCTCTTTTTCAAGTAGTTCCCGATATATTTCGGGGTGCTCTTTGAGATATTCGGGATTGTTGCGCCGATACCATTCAAGCGAATGAGGCTCGACACTGCGCCCCGTCTCCTCCTTGACTAACCGGGCGTATAAATCGGGGTTGTCCTGCAACTCTTTAGGGGCAAACTTGCGGTATTCGCGCAATCCCCAGCCCTCGCGCCCGTTCCCTCGGTTGATAAAGTCAAGCGGTTTTGTCGGGCCGGGCAGCGTATCAAGCAGTTCGCGGAGCGTACGCGCCCCCATCGCCTCACCGATACGGCGGTAAAGGTCGGTTTCGTAACTCAATATCCTTGACGTTCCGGCGGCGGTTCTGAGCATTGTTTCTATCTCTTTCGCCTCGGTATTTCGTTGGGTGTCTATGTACGCCATGAGGGCGCGGCGGTTGCCGTTCGCCATCGCCCGGAAGTTCTCGCGTTGCGCCGGGTCGATATATCCGCGTGCTACGGCGTTGTTTAGCAGTTCCTCGGCGTTTTCCGTGCCGTTTACGGCCTTTTCTATCGCCCGGAGTATCTCGGTATCACTCGCGCCCGGTTCAAGCCCTAACGCGGCAATTACGGCGGTTCTGAACGCATCGGAGGCGTTGTCGTTGAGATCGGAGAGCCGATAGGTGAACGACCCGGAGCGGCGAAAGAGTTTCACGGCGTTGGCGTTGCTCGGTATATCCACAATCGAAGCCTCGATTAAACGGCATTTGACAACCGTCTGAACGTTGTTCAAATCCTCCTGCGTCACATTGTCGATACCGATTGACACGCAACGCAAAAAACCGTTGTCAACCTGCTTTTTAATCTTTGCGCCCAACTCGGTGCTTTCATCAAAAACCGCGTCTGCGATTAGCTTGGTGCCATCCTTGCGGATATTCTCCCAGCGGCCAACAACGCCGCTTTCGCGGTCGTGCATGTAGAGCATAACCGGGTTACGTTCAAACTGAGCCGTGTCGATTCCGGCTGTCTGAACCACAAAGCCGTAAGAGTTCAGTGACTCGTCCGAAAGTATGAAAGTTGTTGTTTTTGTGTCGTTTGCCATTGTCGTAATGTTTGGCGCAAAATTGGCCGTTAATGCCATAACGGCAAAACGGAGTGTAAAAACTTTACACTCTTTTTGCGTAAAATTTCTACACTTCCCAATTTTGTACCCGAAATATTTTGTCAAACCGAATTTTAGGGCTAAATTTGCGCATCCTAAAAAACTTGAGTAATGATTCATTTCAACAACACCCCAAAGATATTTAGCGGCCTATGGTGCGGAGCGCGGAAACGCCCCGGCGCTTTTACTCAAGTAAGCGTAGGACACCTAAGGGTCGCTTTTTTATTTAACTTCCTTAAATACTTGAGTTATGAACAAGCAGACGCAAACAGCTGACGCGCAGACTATCGCTTTTTACAAGCGATGCACCAAAGAACTATTGGAACGCCTCGCGGAGGCGCATGAGCAAATCGGAGGTCTCCAATACTATTTGGAGAAAAACGGCATTGATTTACCCCGACATCTCGCCGAGAAAAAAAGCCACAATACCGCAATGGCCGTGGCTCTCGCAAAGGTAAACCCTAAAATCCTGCTTGGCGGTTTTTCGCTGAACTGATACACAACACGGCGGCGGTTGCTTTCGGGCGACTGCCGCCGCTTAACGCTCAAATATAACATATTATGCTGAATGTCAAATAAATCCAAATCAAAGAAACAAAGCATTATTGAGTTGATTTCGTGTGGCTTCACTGACAGCGAGATTGCCGACACGTTGCATATAAGCGCACAAAGCGGTTATATCCGAAAATTGCGCCGCTCGCTTGCTGAGTCCTCACCCGAAGAATCCACGCAGGAGCAGGACAAACCGAAACTGACCCCGGAACGCTATTACAACGCTGTGATGAAGCACAACGGCACAAAAGATGATTTGGCCGCCATATTAGGAGTTTGCCGAAAGACACTTTACACATTTGAGCATAGCGCACAAATGAAAAACAGATTGGCTCGTTACATGAGGGTGCGCGGAATGAGCCTTGAAGTGATTGCCGGGCAAATCGGTACTAAGGTTTCTACACTTGAAAAAATGGGTTTGGATAAACTACCCACACTTGACGGCATAAAGATACAAATGGAAATTGCACTTGAACCTCTCGCCGATATAGCCCAATGGGACAATGAAGCCGCCTCGCTGTTTTACCGATTGCAGGACGCTTTGAAACGCCTAAAATAG